GGTGACAACGAGGCAAGTAACACCAAGTTTCGCCAACGTTTAGGGGATAACCTTAAAAGCTGACGAGATGTAAGCGGTAATTTACGCCGTTTACACTCTGATATTATTGCCAGCGTATTCGATACGATAGTATTTTTGTTAAATACCAGAAGGGCAAGGGGAAAAGGTGTTAAATCTTCTCCCTGACAGTATAAGCTCTTAGCAAATTCTGCCACACCTTCCGATATGTAAGTTTTCTCTGGAGAATAGTCCATACCTAAGTATGAAATAAACTTAAGATACTCACCAGCCACGCTGTGGTGCTCTACTGTTAAGTCATCACCTAACAGAGCATACGGCGCACTTGCCAGGTTGCGAAACCCGGCCGCTGCAAAAGATAACCTAACGAGATAATGATGTGAGATCGCCATTACTGGCCAGCTCGACAACAAACCCATTGGTTGTCCTACTACGTACCTAGTACGTTTTAGAGAGCCACTCTCATTATAAGAGAATGACCTCCTCGTTGTGACCCACCACCATCCGAACGCCTGCAAAGGCGTTAGGATGCGGAGACTGATGATGACAAACACTTGGAATAGTGCTGGCATGCGGTCAGTCGCGGCAGTTAAATCAATCGAAGCTAACTGGACACCGTCCAGAGACTTCTTCTTGATATATCTACGTGATCGATCTTGATCAAAGGTGCCGTCTTGTAAAAGACGCCTCAATACGAGGTTACACCTAAGATGCACTGTTTTAAGCAAACTCTGCGATAGGATGTCTCCTAAAGCAACCACCCTCGTCTTGCCTCCCTTATCACTAAGGAAGACAAGCCTTGAATGGATAGAGTCTGCATCACCTTTCTCATTTGCACAAGAAAAGGCGTTCCTTAACGCTTTTATGGTGTCCCGCTTGTTATCGTACGGGAGAGATAAGAATAGGGTAAACAACCCTACACTTAAACCAGTATAGCGCAAACTGCGTAGATCATTCAAATACTGTGTGTAGCTTAAAGTCCCATTGGGACTAGAAGCTCCACTTATATGCCATTTGAACGTGGCATTCCAGTTTTCCAGAGGTATAATATCTCTAGAGAATGATTTATTAACTTGTGAGAAGATCTTAAGGTTTGTTTCCTTAAAGATACTTATCAGACTACCCTTGAATCCACTAGTAATAGTGGATGCATCTACAACAGGTTTTGTATAATACAAACGAAATGCTGAGAAGATGCTGACCCAGTATATTTTACTAGTTGTACAAGTACAATTTAGTAAC